GATTACCGCCGCACTCCAGAACAAACGACGTGGACTACCACCGCGTTACGCCTTCGTTGCTCCGGTGAAAGATCAGGCTAGAGAAATGACGTGGCCGTTCTTTCGTATGTACTTGTCTGAACTAACTGAACTTGGATTAGCCAAGATTGACGACTCCGGTATGGAGGTTCGGCTGACCAACAACAACGCCGTGATCAAGCTGTATGGCACAGACAAGGGCGGAGCTGAGCCAATCCGTGGCAAATACCTTGATGGCTGTGTGATGGACGAATACGACAACATGCAGGAATACGTGTGGTCAGAGATCGTTCGTCCGACCTTGGGTGACTTCAAGGGCTGGGTGTTGAAGTGCGGTACGATCAAAGGACACGCTAACCTCTATAAAGACTGGCTGAAATACCGAGAGGATTCCGAATGGAATGTCGGTCGCTACAAGCTTTCTGAGTGTTGGCAACACCTGCCAGCCTATGACGAGGAAGAGGTAGAACGGATCAAGAAGGACTACCAGGACAAGTGGGCGACCTACCTTCGTGAATACGAATGCGACTTTGACGCAGACTGTGATGATATCCTGATACCTGGTCACTTGATTACTGGAGCCTTAGGTAAAGAGATGTTACCTTCCGACTACGGCCATGCTCCGGTTATACTTGGAGTTGACGTAGCACGGTACGGCTCAGACAGTAGCTGTATCATCAGACGGCAGGGAATGAAGGTATGGCATCCAAAGGTGATCAACAATGTCAGCAACATGGAATTAGCTGACGAGGTGATGTCTCAGAACCTACAGTACCGACCTGACGCGATCTTCATTGACGCCGGTGCTGGCATGGGTGTGATCGACCGTCTGAAGCAATTGAATCTCAAGAATGTGATTGAGGTTAACTTCGGTGGCCGTAGCAGCGACAAGCGCTACTACCTGAAGAGAACCCAAATGTGGTTTGCTATGAGGGATTGGCTTTCCGAAGGCGGGGCCTTACCCAACGACGAACGTCTATGCGCGGAATTACCAATCCCCCACTATTCTTTCAACGTCAGTGACCAGTTCGTATTGGAGACGAAAGACAAGATCAAGGAAAGAACTGGCGGTAAATCACCTGACGTAGCTGATGCACTAGCCCTGACATTCGCTCATCCTGTCTTGAAGCAGGACGATATCCGGCGCGGCCTAGTCCAGCAGGTAACCAACACAATGACATCAGGCTACGATCCTTTGCTAGGTCGTTGCCGAGGAGGTAACGATTATGTGTGACAGCAATAGTGATTTTTTGAATCCGCTATACCTACACAAGCTGGTAGTGGCTGGTGGAAAGTCTCTTGATTTTTATACTAGAAATCCAAAGAATTACCTGAAAGAATCTTTTGCGCCTAGACTGTCTACTGAATATGGGATTGCCAATGCATTTGTTGGTGGTGCTCCACTACACACTAATCTAGCTGTAGCAACACGCGCTCTGGAAACGGAGACTCCAACTTCATTGTCTGGTGCAGCGAAGACACGAAGAAATGCAGCACAGATGCAGGCGTACTTATCTGGACAAATAGCCAAGAGTAGAATTAACCCATCTCAACAAGTAAAGGCTAGCCGCGATAGGCAGCAAGCAATCTCTCTACGAAACCTAGGGATTGGTGGAACATTCCAGACTAGCCCACTCGGGGTAGACAATCAAGCAGCCCTCTATAAACCATCACTGATCGGGAGCTAACGACCATGGAAGACTACAAGAAAGCGGTAAGCCGCCATCTTGAATTGTTTGCGGACCAGCGCTCCCGCAATTGGACTACGACTTGGCAGGAGATTCGAGACTATCTGTTGCCTGAGCGTTCACGCTTTTTGGAAGGCGAAAGCACGAAGGACGTCAACAACGGCCAAAAGAAGTATCAATACATCATGGATTCCACGCCGATGAATGCTATCGGCAATCTGGCTGCAGGTCTCAAGTCCTACTTGACTACGCCTAGCCGTCCGTGGATTCGCATGAAGACCATGTATCCACAGGTAAATGCATTGCATCCTGTGAAGGTGTGGTTGGACCGCTTGGCCGAAGAGATGCATTCCGTCTTGAACAGATCAAACTTCTATGACGCTCTCCACAACACCTACATTGAATTCGCTGGGTTTGCTACCGGTGGCTACTTCATCTTTGAAGACGAGATGGATGTCATCCATTGCGAGGCTCTTACGATCGGTGAGTATGCGATTGCGTGTGACGACAAGGGTGTAGTCAATACGATTGTCAGACGGATCTACATGAGAATCCGCGAAGCCGCCGAACGGTTTGGCCGTGAGAATCTGTCGGAAAACATCCGTAACCAGCTTGACCGCGACGAGAATGCTAGGGTGTGGATCTACCACATCATCTGCCCGAATGACGGTCGTCTCCCGCTGAATACCAGGAAGTCTGAGCCATATATCTCCATCTACTGCGAGAACAGTAACGCCTCAGAAAAACCGTTACAGATTGGCAGCTATCCAGAATTCCCATTCATTGACTGCCGTTGGAACGTGATCAGTAATGACGTCTACGGAACTGAGGCTCCTGGTCAGAAAGAACTTAGTAATATCAAGCAGCTCTACAAGGAAATCGAGAAGAAGCTGGTTGGCATTTACAAGGTCATTGAACCTCCGTTGGTAAGCAATCAGCACTCAACTTTGATCAACAGTTTGCCTGGTGGAGTGAGCTACGCTACTGACGCCTACGGCAATGGACAGGCATTGACGCCTCTCTATCAAATCAAGCCTGACATTGCGGCTATCGCTCAGGACATCGAGCAGATGAAGGAGACTATTAAGGCCGGATTCTTCAACCAGCTCTTCCTGATGTTCTCTACTGACCCTGGCGACCGTAAGACCACTTACGAGATTGCTAGGCTGCAGGAAGAGAAGATGTCAATGCTCGGTCCCATGATCGAACGGTTGATCTCGATGTTGAGGAGAGCGATTGATCGCGTCTTCGCCATCATGGTGAGACAAGGCTATTTCGATCAAGGTGCATACCTTGAGCCCCCGCCTGAGCTTGCTGGTCAGGATCTTGACGTTGAATTCATCAGCTTGCTTGCGCAGGCACAGAAGACCAGTGGCCTACGTTCGATTGACAGCCTTATGCAGTTTGTTGGTATGGTCGCTCAAATGTCTCCTGAGATTCTGGATCGAGTTAACTTTGATAAGATGACTGAATACTATCAGGACGGCACTGGTACGCCTGCTGACTGTTTGGTACCACAGGAAGTTGTAGACCAGCAGCGTGCAGTACGTGCACAGCAGCAACAGATGATGGCGGCTATTCAGGCTGGCGGAGAGATGGCAGATGGGGCTGCTAAGCTTGGCAAGACTCCCATGAACCAGAACACGGCACTGGATGCGGTCTTAAAAGGAGGTAGGCGATAATGGCGAGCGAAGTTCAGCATAAGCTTGAATCCTTCATGGAAAGAAACCGTGAGAGATGGATCTTGATGCTGAAAAACATTTCATCGAATCGCGAAGGTCGTGAATTCCTTGCTGACTACATGTTACTATGCCATCTGAGCAGTTCGGCCTACACCGGCAACTCAGATACGTATTTCAAATTGGGACAACAATACATCGCTCTTCGTGTCCAGAATGATCTCCGTGAGGCATCATTCGATAACTGGGTAGCGATGTGGAAGGAATCCGTCGAACGCGATAACCTACGAAAGAAAGAAAAGGAGGATATTTACAATGGCTGACGAAACCAATGCTCCACAGGGTAGCACCGCCACGGCAGAGGAAACGACAGCACCGGCAGTAGATCAGTCCACTGAGACTGCTGCCACAACTGAGCCCGTTGTTACGGAGGCCGCAAAGTCTCTGTTTGAACAGGCTCAGGAACAGGAAACCCCAGCAGAACCGGTATCTGAGAAGGTCGTACCGGAGAAGTACGAGTTTAAGCTTGAGGGCAAAGAACTTGACCAGGAATTGGTTGAAGCCTTTGAACCGCTTGCGAAAGAGCTCAATCTATCTCAGGACGAAGCTCAGAAGCTGGTTGAGATGCAGGATCGGGTCAATACCGAGCGCAACCAGCGGATGGTAGAGGCTATGAACCAGCAGATCGATAGCTGGCAATCCGAGGTAAAGAAAGATCCTAACTGGAAATCGACAGTCCTTCAGGCTGAGAAAGCCGTTAACTACGGCGGCGAGGCTATTAAGGAACTGTTTAGCGGTCCGGCTGGATCTCACCCAGAGGTAATCAAGTGGTTGTCTAAGGTTGGTCAATTGCTTGGTGAACCTACTTACGTTAAGTCACAGACTGCGCCGCCTCCACCTACCGGCGGACTGCGTTCAGTCTACAAGAACTCCCCTGAACTCCGATACAACGATTAGGAGAATGACCCATGGCAACTCTTGGCACCTCCAAGAATACCCTGCACGACATCGTCAGCCGTCTCGACGGCGACAAGAAGTCTATTGCTGACATCATCGAAGTGCTGGCTCGCGCCACGCCTTTCAGCGAAGACCTCCAGTTCTACGAATCCAACGAGATGACTGGCAACATCATCACGCAGCGCACGAGCCTCCCGACCATCGGTACTCGTAAGCTGAATCGTGGTGTTGCTTCTGTCAAGTCCTCGACCAAGCAGCGCCGCGACACGCTGGCGCTCTATGAAGCGGCTAGCGACGTGGACTACGAAATGCTCCGCATCAATAACTTCGATGCCGCCTTCCGTAAGTCTGAGGACGATGCGATTGTCAGCGCGTTCGGTCAGACCCTGGAAACTGACTTCATCTATGCGGACACCGCCTCGGATGAAACGAAGTTCAATGGTCTTGCTTGCCGCTATGACACTCCGTCCGCGACCCGTGGTAACGCTGGCTACTACATGCTGAGCGGCGGCGGCTCTGGTAGTGACAACACCTCCATCTGGATGGTTGCTCACGGCAAGAAAGCCGTCCACGCCATCTACCCGATGGGCCTGCCCGCCGGTCTTGAGATTGACGATATCGGCAAGACCCAGGTTGCTGACCCCGATGACTCAACCAAGTCGCTTACCGTCTACCGCACCCGCTTTATGTGGCGTTGTGGTCTGTCGGTTGCTGACGTGGGCGCTGTTGTCCGCATCTGCAATATCGACGTGTCCGCCCTTACTAGCGACTCCTCCAACGCCGATCTGATCGAGCTGATGGAGAAGGCTGGCTTCCTGATGGAAGAGCGCTGCAAGATGGGCAACCCCGTCACGTTCTACTGCAACAAGACTGTTGCGAGTGCTCTGGCTCGTCAGGCTCGCACTGCCACCAACATGAATCTTACTTGGGGTAAGGACATGTTCGGCGGTCCCGTGATGAACTTCCAGGGTACCCCTATCCGCGTAAGCGACAAGCTCCTTAACACTGAAGCTACCATTAGCGGTACCTTCCAGTCCGATATCTAATCTTTAGGCCATAGGAGATTACTACAATGGCATACATTGACGGAGAACTCGTCTTCTCTAACGATCAGGCGATCACCGCTAGCGCGGATTCGACGAACGTTTACGACCTGTTGGGCGCTGGCTATGCTGACGCAATTGATGAGATGTGGTGTGTTGTCCAGGTTACCGAGACGTTTGACTCGCTGACCTCGCTGGACATCAAATTCTCGACTGGCGCAGCCACCACGCTTGGCACGGCGCTCCATACGACTAACGTACTGCTTGCCACACTGGCTAGTGGTTATGAATTCTACTTCCGCGTACCGCTTGTTGGCAAGCTTCGGTATATCGGTATGGAATACGCTGTCAACGGTACGAACCCGTCCGTCGGCAAGCTCAATGCATTCCTGGCGACTGAATGGCCGCACGGTGTGAAGTAATAGTTCTAGCAATAAGGAGTCACGCTAATGAAGACATATACCTGTATTCGTCCTTGTACCTTGAAGGTTCCGCATCCACTGAATCCCAGCATCGATCATTACCGTAAATTTGAATACGGTGATGAATTGCTGTTGGACGATGAAGACAAGTGCCCAAAATACTTCAAGCTCAAGGAAGTCATCACGGAAGACGTTAACGTTCCGTCTGAGACTTTGGCCGCCTATGTGACCAAGGTCGAGGAACTGAAGCAACTGGTGAATAGCTTGCAGGGACAGCTCGCTAGCGTGGCTCCTAAGCCCGTGATTACGGACGAAATGATTGAGGCTACACTGAAGACGCACACGCGTTCTCAGATGTTTGAAGACCTCCATAAGGCTGAAGTGAAGACCTTCAAAGGTTGGAACGACAATGACCTTGCGAAGAAATACATTGAGTCCGGTCTTGTGAAATAACTAATAAGGGGAGTGATCTGCAATATGGTCACTCCCTTTTGACTTTATGGTGACCCAATGGCGTGGTACAAATGCACTCGCACTAATCAATTTGATGGACTAAATGTCTATCATGTAGATCAATTCTATGAGATTCGCACGGTTACGCCTCCCGCTGCATTCTTCACGCTTGACGGAAATCAGGTTACGAGGCGCACTGATTCAGATCTTGGCCGCATCCAGAAAGACGATACGAACGTGCGGCATGTTCATGAACCAGTATCTTTCGATAACGTTACATTGATGAGTAGCTTGACGGTTGATACATTGGCTGCAACCGACCTAAGCAATGGTAATCGCTTGCTGGCTAGCGGGTCGGGTGGAGCTGTTGAAGAAAGCGATATCAGCTATAGCGATGGCGCACTGAATCGCACTGGAGACTTTACTGTTGGTCGGGCCGGTGAAGGGTTTACAGACGCACTGAAGATCACTGGATATGCTACTGGTGATCAGCAGCGCACAGCATCACTTGCGTTGTCCAGCACAGTTGCTGACCAATTGGACATTGGTGGTGTTTCAAAGATTTCAACCGATGCGCTTGTGGCACTACCGGAGATTCATTTCGATCTGAATCCAACACCCACTGAGGGTGAGGGTAGTCTGTTTTGGGACTCAACGGACCAGACGTTGAACCTTGGTATGGCTGGAGGTAAAGTTAATCTTCAGATTGGTCAGGAAATGTATTTGCCACGCCGTGTTCGTAATGACACTGGCAGTGATATGAAGAATG